CCCAGGTGACCCAAGTGGTGTTGTATATGATTTCTACAACAAACACGGTCAGTACAAAGGACCAATGACTCCGTGGGTACGAGTTTTTTCAAATGGCACTGGTATAGCTGGAAATGGATTGGTACCTCGTAGTACGATACTAAATAAAAACGGAGAAGAAAAGAGTTATGATGGCTTCTTGTTTATGCCTGGCAGCGGATTTTATGAAATGTATGGTTTTAAACAAGATGGCAATGTATTAAAACAAGACAAGTCTGTTATTGGATATGAAGCTAATGGAAACCCACATTATATAGACTCTAGATATAGAACTCAATTTTCTTACAAGTGGCCAAGTACATTTAACAAAAACGGAAACGTTGTTGAAAGTGTTCAAAAATCCGAAGTATCTTCTATATTACCACCACCAAATTTGGAAAGTATAGAAATAAAAACTAGCAAAGATATGTTGTCGTTTGCTACCATAAAATTCAAATGTTATGGATTGGCTCAGTTGGAATATATAGCACCATTCTTTTTGACACCCAGAATAAATGTGTTTGTTGAAATAGGATGGAATTTGTTTAATATCAATTCGTTGATTGATTTGTCTAGCAAAAACGAATGTTGGTCAATAATACAATCTCCACAAAAAATAATGGATAAATGGTACCAATCTTATGGTAATTATGGTGGTATTACTGGGATCGTAACCAAGTATAATTTTTCAACACAAGATGGTACTGTGTATGATTGCAATGTAGAACTAACTTCTCGACAGGCATTATTTGCTGGTATGCCTGCGGAAAACAATGTAAGTACCACAACAAATTCAAAGACCGATTCCAATGGCAAAAAAATACCAACAGAAACAAAAGAATATACAGGATTAAAAACGTTTTTGAAAACCGCTTTACCCAAGTTAAAGCAAGTTGTTATTGATCGTAAAAATTTTATGGAATATATTGCTACAAACGGTATATCCAATTCAGAAGATTATGACAATTCCAAAACACAGGAGTTTTTAAAACAACAAACTTTTTATGATGGAAAAATTGAAAACAGAATTTTCATAGGAAGAACAGATGCGCCTAATGTATATAAAAAACCAGCTGTACCAGTTGGAGAAGAAAATATATCATATAAATCAACTAATATTGGTGGAGTAAATTACAAAGCTGTATCATATAAAGATGATCGTTGTGATTTTGATACCAAAGGCGACGATGAAGTGTGGATGCAATTGGATTTTCTTTTTGAAGTTGCTAACAAATTCTGTTCCGTCGTATCAAATAAAACATTTACTATTAATGTAGATAAGATAATAAATGCACATCCAAATTTAATAAGTTGTGATCCACACGTATTAATACCAAATGGAATCGCTCCTAAATTTAATATTGGCAAAAAACTTCCAGATGAAAGTTACTTAAATACTGTAAAAAATAACAAATTGGATCCAACTGCACAAAGTCGAGTTGAAAATGAAATCAAGTCTGGTGGATATTTGAAAAATGGTGATCCAAATCAAAATGCGTTTTTAAAATCAAAATATGATGTCGAGGTAACTAATGTAAACGACGAACTTTATAGAGCTGCTAAAAAAGTCGAAACTGTATTTAAAACAGCGGGTGCTTATAGAGATAATTTAGATACTGTTATCAATAGATTGTACTATGATATTGGTGGTATAAGTGAAAATAGTCCAAGTGACAATATATCATTTCCGTTTATTTATGACAAAGAAGTTGTATTGACAGGTGAAGAACTTGTATTATCCGATCCTCAAAAAACAAGATCGCAGTCAATTAAAAGAACATACAAGAAGTTTAGATATGGTAATTTAAAAAACATATACATAAGCAAAACCAAAGTCTTGGAAATTGTAGAAAACAAAGAAGTTCAAACTTGGCAACAGTTTGTAAACGCAATAATGAATGTTATTAATGAAGCTTCTAATGGATTTTGGAAATTCCAAATATCACAAGATGATTTGGGTGGATTATCTATATTGGATAACAACTATATTGATTTAGGTGACAAATCGCCTAGTCTAAAACAAGTATATGTCTTTGATGCTGGTGGCACTGATTCCTGCATAAAAAACATTAGTTTAGATACTTCTTTGACGAGCGAACAAGCTACGTTGACATTATTTCAAGCGGGTATCAACAAACCAGATTCTTCTGACACATCGATGAGTGCTAAGAATTCAAGTGTGCCTGCTACCAGTTTTATAGATAGATTGGATGTCTTCAATGAAGAAGAAACAGGCACTGGTGAAAGTAATACAGTGCCTTCGCAAGAAGAAATTACAGTAGACCAAAACCCATTAATATCTGCAATACAAACGCACGGAACAATAGACAAGGTATTAACATTAACAAGTGCTTATATTGTAGATGGTGAAAACCCAAATGACGCAGCTAAGAATTACAAGCAGTTGAATTTATCTACAGATTTAAAAGACAAGTTGGGACAAATAATAGACGATCAAGATATAGAAAACAATTTATCTTTATATAGTGGAATCTCTCCTAACTTTTCGTTGACAGTAACATTTGATGGTATATTTGGATTTAGAATGTTTCAACACTTTGGCATTTCAAATTTTCCAAAACCTTATATTCCTGAGAACGTAATATTTATGATAACAGATGTTACACATTATGTTACAGCTGGCAATGGCAAATGGGAAACTGTTGTTGGATGTTTGGCAAGATGTGTAGCGGATCAAAACATTGAACTAATACCTGTATGATTATAAAAGATGTTGATGTTGCAACCAAAACAAAATTAAATCTGGGTAATTTTAACATTAACTTACCAAATACGTTTTTGCCAAAGCCACAAGAAAAAGATTACAAGGTGGGTTATATAGAAAGATATCTAGTTTCCAAGATCAACTACTCGGAAATAACAGAAGTATCAGGCGACGTTTACAACAAAATAGACTCAAATTTTTTCAGAAAAGCCAAATTGAAATGGAAAATAACAGGTCCGTTAAACAGTAAGTATGATGGTAAGATGCTACTGGAACAAGGAGTAATTGAGTACAACAAGAAGCAAGTGGAACAAATAAATACAGTGATTAACGGAACCAACGACGTTCTAACCAATCTTACTCAGTTCTACAAATAAATCAATTGACATTTGGTGTAAACAGTATACACTAAAGATGTGGAGTATTCGTCTAAAATCTATCTAAAATTAGTAACAAAGCACAATAATTATCATAATGCTTGTAATGATATTATTGCAGCTTTTATTTATGATTTTAAAGACGGTAAGAAACATTATTTAAATTTTTCCCACGGCGATTTGCCTGTGGATTGTTCGTTTGATCAATTTAAACTGGGTATCGAATCAAAAGATATTACAGTATACGTTAACAATAAAAAGACATATAAGTATTGGTTAAACTGTAAATTAATTGATGTTAATCTATTTGGATTTATAGACAACAATGAAACATTGGATGAAGTGGAAAACCTTAGCAGAAATTTTCTACAGCATAGTTACTACAATATCAATAACTTTAATTTGATATTACCATATGTTATACATCAACAGATCTTTGATAAAGAGGTAGAACAAATCAAACACTTGGATTCAAAGGAAACTGAGAGTTATTGTTTTAAATTTTTTAACAATGTTATATCTGATACATTGTTTGAAGTAGAAAAGAATGGAATCAAAGTAGACGTTGATGTTTTTTCAAAATATTTCAAGAGCAAAACTTATAATAAATTTGTATATACCAACTATAACATATACAATCCAACTGGAAGACCAAGTAATTCATATGATACCATCAATTATGTAGCTCTTAAAAAAGATGATGGGTCGAGAGCTAGTTTTGTTTCAAGATATGGACAAGATGGTCATTTGATGATGATTGATTTTACAGGATTCCATCCTTACATTGTAGCAAATCTTGTGGAGTACAAAGTACCCGAAGAAGAAACAATATATGAACATTTAGCTAAATATTACTTTAACATTGTCAATGTAACAGCTGATGATATTGGTAAATCAAAGAAATTAACGATGGTAAATCTATATGGTCAGATTTCCAATCAATATTGTGATATTCCTTATTTTCACAAAGTTGAACAGTTAAAAGATAAATATTGGAAAAAGTTTGAGAAGAATGGGTATATAACAACTCCGATATATAAACGAAAGATAACAAATAAACATATAGTTGATGCCAACAAAAACAAGTTGTTTGCTTATATTATTCAAGCTGCTGAAACTGAATATGGAATTGACAGCTTAAGTAAGTGTATTAAGTTTGTTAGTAACAAAAAGATCGTACCTATTCTGTATGTATATGATTCGATAGTGTTTGATATTCACAATGATGTGGATAGACAAGATATTACTGATTTGATTGAGATCTTTAAAAACAAGCGATTTAAGGTAAAGACTTACACGGGAAATAATTATAATGATTTGAAATTAGTCCAATTGTAAATATATTTATATCTATATTTATAATAGATGAACTTTAAATCATTAGTAAACGAAATTTGTTGTGACAATCGTATTAAGAACGGTGTATTGGATCTTAAGAACGAAGATCACGTTTTTATATTGCAGGAATATCTAGAGAAAGCTGGATATAATATCGATGAGATAGTAGAAAAGACCGCTAAGTTATTTGAAGCGGGTAGATTTCCAGATCGACAAGCATATAATAAAGATGGTATACTTGTAACATTTCCCAATAAACAATACAGAGATAGAGCTGTTAATAAAGGTACTCACTTCGCTGAAAATCCCAAAAAGGCTCAAGCTAATATTTTTAAAACTGATGGCGAACAAGGAACTGATGTGCAATCAGATTCAGAACCATCTGATAAAGAACCTGCCACATTGGATCAAACACTAGATAAAGACATCGAAGGTGACAGTGGTGTAGACAAAAGAACACCAGCGGAGAAAAAGCAAGATGCTTGGGGAGTGGAAGCTATATTAACAGGTCAAACGCCACTTGTTAATTATAGTGTAGATGAAGCTAAAAGTTATGGATTTTACAACAAAGGATTCAAATGGTTTGATACTAATGGAGATTTAATAGGTGAACAGATATACGATGAAACTATTTCTAAAAATGTAATTGTATCTGATGCAATTGCGCCTGCTAAATATATCAAAAAAGCAGAGAAGATTAAAGACCAAATTAATGTTGAACTATTAAGTAAATTGGACTTTTTGAAAAATGCAGAAAAAACACAAAGAACTTTAATTTTTGAAACTATTCCCATTTTATTTGCAAATGGAATAAAGACGTTTGAAAATTTAAATGTGAGTGGAAATTACAATTCATATGCCATCAGTTTCTTAAAAGAGTGGGGAAATTTGCGTGCAAAATTAGAAGCTATATCAGATGAGAAAGCTCGTGTAGAAAATATAAAAATATACGATTTAGTAGACAATGATTTGAAAGAAATAGGCGGTCTTAATGGCACAAGTCTTGAAAGCTTGGGTAAACCAACGGATTTTATTCACAAAGATATTAAAAAGTTTTATACCTACGCTGAAGATTATAATAAAAGATTTATCAAAGAAAAAGAAGGAAAAGAAAACACAGCAGATATAGTTTTAATATATGGTGGTTCGGCTAATGATGTTTATGAGGCTTTGAAATCCGGCAACATTGAACAAGAAGATGTTGATTCAATGGCAAAAATTAAAAATAAAAATGTTAAATTTGCATTAATAAGTTTAAAAGCCGGATCAGCAAAACTTGGTCGTGTATTAACACAACTCGTTTCTTATGTTGGCCAAGATATTCCAGCTGTACCTTCCAAAGAAAAGCCAAAACCTTTAAATGAAGGTTTATTGGATACAATTTCTCAAAGTATTTCTACTTTAATAACAAAGTTAAAGGGCGTACCTGATTTAGCAAAAGAATACTATAAATCTTTCATAAATGTTATTAATCCATTTACCAAGAAAATTTCAAGCTTTTTCTCTAAGGAATTGAATGATAACGTAAAACAAATTAATAATTCTGATTACAAAAACATACAGCGTTTAGAAAATGAAATTGAAAAAGAAATTGGACCTGTAAACGAGGCTAAAGGTAAGTGTGGTAAAGAAGGAGCAGAATTAAAAGATTCATTGTTTAAAAATATGAAAGCATTTCGGAACATTTTAAAATCCGATAATACAGACGTAGTTTTAATACAAAAAATATTACAATATTCAAATAACCCTTTGTTAAAACAAAATTTTCCAATCTTAATTTCACAAGAACAAATTGAAAGTGTGAAAAATTTCAGAAGCATTTTAATAAACTTGTTAAATAGCATTGAAAATGATTACAATGTAAGTGATTGTATCGATAGAGCAACATTGAATCCTATTCTAAAATACAGAGCTAATATATTGTCATTACGTTATATTGATTTAATATTAGCAAATATACTAAAAGATGTAAACTCATCTGATTCTTCTAAAATTCGTGAGGAGTTTATTAAACTTGCTAGTGTACTTTCTACAGAAGCTGTATTTGGAAACAATGTTAGTTTACCTTTAATTAAATTTACCGGCAAAAAAATTGAAAAACTAAAGTATAAAAGAAATTTTAAATTTGAAGTACCTGATAAAATTGACGATTTAAAGTTAGGAAAACTTAAAATAAACATAGTTCCAGACGAAGGATACCTAACGGTATATTTGTATCTTTTTAACGGCATGGTTACAGAAGATGATATAACTGTTCCAACATATATTGAATATTTGATGAAAAGCAACAGTGGTAGTGCTTTCACATTTAGCGTAGAGGGATCTAAGGTAGTAGAAAAAATATGAATAAACAACTACTTTGCACATTTGCAAACAGTATAAATTATACTGAAACGATTAAAGAGATAACTCAACAATATACATTGATCGATAATAAGATTTTTATATTTGCAAATGAGAATAATCTTCGGGAATTGTACTTAACGTTTAATGTGGAAAAAACCGAACGTAATAATCGTTACAAAGGTACTATAAGTATTCATCGTAAGAAACAAACAAATACACTATATACGCTCAACGCAATGAATAAGTTGATTGCTGACGAAAACAATGGTGTATTTGATAAGAACTTCCAATTAAATTGGGAACTATATAAAAACAGTATTATACTAACCAACGAAATTGGTGTAAAAATAGTTCCATTAAAATTGTTTTCTATCCAAGAAATTTGATATATATTTTAGACTTGATTTCAGTCGATACATAGTGTAGACTGATTTTAGGTTGGTTATATGACGGGTCGAGTGATCCGTTGAAGTAATTAACTAATTAACAATTAAACATTAAATAATTATGGCATTAGATCTAAGTAAACTAAAGAGTCGTTTGAACTCCCTTTCAAACACAAATCAAAAATCCAACTTGATTTGGAAACCAAAGCCAGGTAAACAAGTAGTTCGTATCGTACCATATAAGTACGTACCTGAGAATCCGTTTATCGAACTAAAGTTTCATTACAACATCAATAACAAGACTTATCTATCTCCTGATAGTTTTGGTCGTCCAGATCCAATCGTTGAATTTGCTAACCGTCTGAAGAAGACTGGTTCAAAGGAAGATTGGCAGATGGGTCGTAAGATGGAACCAAAGATGCGTACTTTCGTACCAGTCATTGTTCGTGGTGAAGAAGGAGAAGGTGTCAAGTTCTGGGGATTTGGAAAGCAAGTTTATCAAGAACTTCTTTCAATCATCAGTGATCCTGATTTCGGTGATATTACCGATCTAACCAATGGTCGTGATATCGTTGTAGAATTCAAGACAGCTGAAGGCGGAGCTAGTTTCCCAGAAACCAGCATTCGTGTTAAGCCAAACGTAAGTGTCGCCGTAGATCCAAAGAATACCCAACTCTTGGATGCTCTAAAGGCACAAGTAAACATTTTGGATTTGTTTGAAGAACTATCCTATGATGACTTGAAGGAAGTTATGGATAAGTGGTTGAATCCAGAATCAGCCGCAACTGAAGTTGCAGCTGAACCTACTCCTAGTGGAGATGATGATGAAGCTCCCTTTTCAACATCACCAGCAGTAACCGCAACTGCTACAGCTAAGGCACCAGCTTCACCAACTGCTGCCAAAGCAAAGGGTAAAGACAGTGTAGAACAAGCATTTGATGACTTGTTTAACTCCTAAAAAATAAAAATAAGCCGGTGGAGTTTTTATACCCCACCGGCTTTCTAGTTATATACGTTATGGCAAAGAAAAGTGTTACAAAAGATACATCGGGTCAACGTGACGAATTAATCGAAATGTTGGCGAATGAGCTTAACAAAGCAAATAAAGACGGTGGTAAAATTGCACATTTCCTAGATGAACAAGATAATCCTTCAGAAATTACTGATTGGATTAGTACTGGCTCTTCTATTTTGGATCTTGCAATTAGTAATCGTCCACACGGCGGTCTACCAGTTGGTAAGATGGTTGAATTCAACGGACTTGAAGGTACTGGTAAGAGTCTATTGTCGGCACACGTTGTCGCAGATACACAGAAGAAGGGTGGAGTCGCTGTAGTAATTGATACTGAAAACGCAGCTGCGCCTGAGTTCTGGAAGAGTCTTGGTGTAGATTTGTCTAAGCTACTATATGTTCAATGTGAAACCGTTGAAGATATTTTTGCTCAGATGGAGAAGATGATCGCAATTGTTCGTAAGAGCAACAAAGATCGTATTCTTACAATCATTGTAGATTCTGTAGCAGCAGCATCTACTAAAGTTGAATTGGAAAGTGATCACGGTAAGGATGGATTTGCAACGGGTAAATCTATTATTATCAGTAAGGCAATGCGTAAGATTACTACTATGATTGGTAAACAGAAAGTATTGACTGTATTTACTAATCAACTACGTCAGAATCTAAATGCTATGGCATTTGGTGATAAGTACGTAGTAAGTGGTGGTAAGGCTTTAGCATATCATTGTAGTGTACGTGTTCGTTTGAATAATGCCGGTAAACTCAAGAAGGGTGAAGAAGTCATCGGAAACGAGTGTAAGGCAGTTGTTATCAAGAATCGTATGGGACCACCTCAACGTCAGGCCAATTTTGATATCTATTTTGATAGTGGAATTGCTGACTATGGCAGTTGGATTAAAGTTCTAAAAGAACAGAATCTAATTAAACAGGGTGGTGCTTATTATACTTATAAAAAGAACGATGGAAACGAATGGAAGTTCCAATCCAAAGACTTTGTAAGTGTAATGCAGAGTGACAAACAATTGGGTGAAGAAATTTACCTGAAGATTTGTGACGCTGTAATTATGAAATACAAAGATCCCAATAGTCAAATTATTGAGGATGCTGTTGTGGACACACAAGAAGAAACTGCAGGCAACGAAGAATAAAATGAGCGGATTCAGTTCATCTGAAAAGAAGAAACTGTTCTCCTTGTTTGAAAATATCAAGGGGGGTGTTGGAAATGATGGTCTACAAAAGAACATTAATTCTGACATCCTCCTTGTTGATGGCCTTAATACTTACATTCGTAGTTTTATGGCCATTCCTTCACTCAATGAAGACGGATTACATACCGGGGGTATTGCTGGTTTCTTAAAGAGTATTGGATATGCAATTAAATTACTTTCTCCTACCCGAGTTATTATTGTATTTGATGGTAAAGGTGGTAGTCAGAAACGTAGAAAGATATATCCAGGTTACAAAAACGGTAGAAAGACTGATATTCGTCTCAACCGTAATTACGAAGAATTATCTTCATCGCAGATTGAATCTGTTAACTTCAAAAAAGAATTGATTCGTACTGTAAATTATTTAGATACATTGCCTGTAACAGTTATGGCAATTGATCAAATAGAAGCGGACGACACAATTGCTTATTTAGCTAAAGAAACTTTTAAGGACAGTAATGTAACAATTATGTCTACTGATAAAGATTTTCTTCAACTAGCAAGTGACAAGATTAAAATCTGGAGTCCTGTAAAAAAGAAAATTTTTGGTTGTAAAGAAATAGTGGATGAATATGGAATTACTTGCAATAACTTTGTTTTATACAGAGTTATGGAAGGTGACGTTAGCGACAACATACCTGGACTAGATGGTGTGGGTTTAAAACGTGTAGTAAAAGCATTTCCATTTTTATCAGACGGTCAACAATATGGATTACAAGAAATTTATAATTACTCTGAAAACAACAGAGGTAAATATAAAATATATGATACCGTATTGGATAATAAGTTGTTACTAGAAAGAAATCACTCTCTGATGCAATTGAGTGATACGCAGGTTCAGTCATTTACACAATTACGTATAGAAGAAATAATAAAGACTCCTATTCGTAAAATAGATAAAATGACTTTTACGAAGTTGATTACAGAAGACAAAATGTGGAATAATATCCCAAATTATCACATTTGGTTGAATGAGTGTTTTGGCAAACTAAACAGTTTCATCGAATAAAAAATAAACGTTATTTAAACGTTGTGGTTGGTAAAAAACAGTGGTATAGTAGAGTTATCTTATGGAAAACAAAAAAGCAATTGATTCATTAACAAAATATGGCCGTGACTTCCAAATCAAGTGTATTTCGTGCTTGATATCTGATCGTTCATTTATTGAACGAATCCACGATATTATCGAAGTAGACTTCTTTGAAAGTGATGCAAATAAGTGGGTAGTAAAAGAAAGTATAAAATATTTCAATGAGTATAAAGATCTTCCAACATTAACAGTATTCAAAATTAAATTGGATGAAATTAATGATGAACTTCTAAAACGAAGCATCGTAGACAATCTCAAATTGGTATATCAAAAGGTTAGTGATAGTGATTTGAAATTTGTCAAAGAACAGTTTTTGGAATTCTGTAAGAATCAAAAGCTAAAGAACGCTATTATTGAAAGTGCTGACCTATTGGCACTTGGTCAATACGAAAAGATTAAAAACGTAGTTGACCACGCAATGAAAGCTGGTATGGAACGTAATATCGGTCACGATTACTCTGAAGACGTTGAAAAACGTATGAGTGTAATGAGTCGCAATTGTGTCAAGACCAATTGGACTGAAATTGATACCATTATGGATGGTGGATTGGCGGCCGGCGAACTTGGTATTATTACAGCTTGTGCTGGTAGTGGTAAGAGTTGGGTAC